ATGGTCGGCCGCCGCGTCGCCATCTTCGCCGCCATCGATGCCAAGGATCTGGCGAAACCGCGGACCGAGCAGATCACCTTCACCAACAACGTCATCGCCGCTGGCGGCCTGGCCGGCTTCGCGCACAACGTCGAAGAAAGCCGGGCCATCCTCTACCCCAGCTGGCTGCCTTCTGCGTAACGCATTGTTACTGCCGAAGAGCAGCAGGGCGCTGCTGCCCGTAGCGTTCATGGGCACCAATGCACACCCCATGACACTCTCGCTCGAAACCGCTCAGCATCGCCTGCGCAAGCTCTACCGCGACGCTCACCACTGCGAGCCACCCTCCGAAGGTCACGCCATCAACTGGGCGGCCAAGCCTGAGCTTTGGGCTGAACACCAGATCCGCTTCCGCGGCTGGTCCTACCAGGCCACCGAATCCACCGTGCGCGAAGCCCGCCGCCTCTCCAATCGCATCTCCGTCGCAGCAATGCCCCAGCAGCAGCAGGAGCCGGCAGCATGACCGCCACCGCCCGCAGGCTGCTCGCCTACACCGTCACGGCGCACCGCCACGGCCGGCCTACCCCGGCCCGCTACACCTTCATGGCAACCGGGCCCGCAGACGCCATCACCATGGCGCAGGATCTCCTTCCTGATCACCTCATCTCCACCGCCCTACTTCACCCCGACTGGCACGACGAACCCGCATGAGCACACCCGCCGTTCAAGCGTTCTGCGACTCGGTCGCTTTCACCGCCGGCATCGGCCACGAGCGCCGACGCATGACCGAGCGCCTACTGCAGCGGGCCGCCGATCTGCGCGACCTCCCAGGCCCTACCTCACGCTCCGTTCAGGCAGAGCTTCGCCGCCTCGCTGATGAACTAGAGGCCATGCCCTGATGGATCTGCTGCAGGAGCTCGGCCGCCTCCCAGATCACTGGGCCTTCGTTGCGGTATCACAAAACAAGCGCGCCTATCAGAAAGGCTGGGATGAGCGTCCGCTCTCCAAAGCCGAGATGGCCGCCGAGATCACCGCTGGCCGCGCTCATGGAATCGGCGTTCAAGGCGGCCCCACATCCGGTGGCATCCTCTTCGTCGATCACGACGGCATCTCCGCCACCGCCCAGATGGAGCGGCTCGGCATCCCCCTGCGCAACCTCCCCAAGTCCTGGGCCTTCACATCAGGCCGCAATGGCCGCTTCCAGATCGCCTACCTCGTCCCAGACGAGTTCTGGCCCGCTCTTCGCAACCGCCGCTTTTGGTACACCGGCGCGCCTGATCCCGACACCGGCAAGCCCACCAAGATCCCAGGCCCCGATGGCAAGGCCGAGCAGCTCGATCTCCGCTGGGCCCGCCACTACTCTGTCGTTGCTGGCAGCCACCCAGAAACCACTGGCTATCGCTGGCTCAAAGGCCGCGGCCCCGGTGAACAAGAGCTGGCCACCGCTCCCGCAGAGCTCATCGAGCTGCTCCTCAACGAGCCCGAGCCCGATCCAACTCCTCTGCTCACACCCGCGCCATTGGTCGCCACACCAATGCCACCACCTGGCCCCGGGCCGCTTCCCTTGCTCGACTTCGTCTGCAAGGCCTCTCGTGAGCTGATCGAGTCCGGTGGCACCCCCGGCTCATGGAACGACGATCAGCTCAAGCTCGCCCTCGACCTCCGCGGCACCGAAGAATGGATCCGCTCCCAGGGCCACCAGCCCGACATCACCGCATCGCAGGCCTTCGCTCTCCACATCCAGGCCGCAGCGGCCAAAGCCAAAGACTTCGATGAGCGCAAAGCCTGGCGGCGCTTTGATGGCGCTGATGACCGCACACCCAGGCCATCGACACCTGTCGAAAAGCTCGAAGAGCGATTGCGCTACCACAACCGCCACTCGCTCCCGATCCTTCCACCGCCGCCGCGCGAGCGCTCAGCCAACCATCCGGAATCGCCGGATGGTTCCCGCACCACAGCAGCATCACCACAGCAGCTGGACAACCAGCAGCACCAGCAGCCCTACGCACCAACCCTCGGCAAGCCCATCAAGCTCGAGTCGGCTGAGGTGCTCGCCATGCTCCGCGCACAGGCCGCTGGCGGACGCCTCCGTTACAACACTTTCTCCCAGCTCATTGAGCTTGATGGATCAGTGCTAGACGGCGTTGAGCGCTTCTACCTCACCCTCGCTGATCAGGGCTTCAAGGTCGGTAAGGAGAACGCACTCGACTGCCTCGTGCACGTCGCCAACGAAAATCCCTACGACCCCGTGCGCCTCTACCTCGAACACGTCGAGGCCACCGTTCAGCCCGCCTACATCGGCGGCCTTGCATCTGCCTACCTCCGGCCCGAAGACACCGCCCTGGGCCAACCCACCCTCTACGACCACATGCTTCGCTGCACGCTCATCGCAGCCGTCCGCCGCGCCTTCATGCCCGGCTGCAAGCACGATGAAGCCTGCGTCCTCACCGGCGGCCAGGGCCTTCGCAAGTCATCCTTCTGGAAGGCGCTCGGCGGGCCATTCTTCTCCGATTCCCTGGGCGACCTCTCCTCGAAGGACGACCTGATGGTGCTCCACCGCTCCTGGGTTATGGAGTGGGCCGAGCTCGATCAGGTCACCTCCAAGAAGCACGCCGGCCACATCAAAGCCTTCCTCTCGCGCTCTACCGATACCTTCCGCGTCCCCTACGGCAAGTCCACAGAGGAGCACCCACGCCGCGGCATCATCGTCGGCTCCGCCAACCGCCAGCACGGCCTCCTCGTCGACGACGAAAACCGCCGCTTCTGGATCATCCCCGTCACCAAGACCAAAGCCAACCCGATCGACACGGGTGCGCTCATGCTGGAACGCGACGCGATCTGGGCCGGCGCCATGGCCGCATTCCGCGCCAATGAGCCCGATCACCTCCCCAGCGATCTTCTCGACCTGGTGGACCAGGAGAACGAGGCCTACGTGATCACCAACCCCTGGGAGCCCGCCATCACACAGTGGCTCAACCAGCGCATTCCGGGCGAGCCGATCACCACCGAGCGCATTCTCGTCGAGGCCGTGGAGAAGCCCGTCGAACGCCAGACGCGCATTGACCAGATGGCCGTGGCCGACATCCTCCGCTCCTTGGGCTACGAGCGCCGCAGGGTCATGAGCAACGGGCAACGCACCTGGCGGTGGTTCCACACCGGCTGATTGCCTCACCCCCCTACTTGATGCCCCCACTTTCTGAAGAGGTGAGGCACCCCGAAACCCCAGGCCACACCTGGGGTTTTCTACTTGCTGCCACCTTTGCCAGGTGTCCTACCTATGTCGCAAAACTCTCTCGCGCCCTTACCCGCACCCCCTCCTATGGCCTCTCCTTCCCTTCTCTTTCTTTATTACTTCTTTAGAGGGTAGGTAGGGTAATAGATAGAAAGGCCAGTCGTGGGCAGGGTTTTCAGCCTGCCTCACCCCCTCAGACGTGGGGCAATATTTGGGGGCAGGAGGGGCAATTCATCAGGCATCCTCGAATTGACCTAAGCTCTCTAAAGCTCGTTAATGCTCTATATGGATTTACCGCCCGGCCGCCGCCAGGAGCTGCTGACCCCATTCGACCCGCGCCAATCCCCAGGTAGGCCACCAGCCCTCTACCCCTGGCTCCTCATGGAAGTTGGCGACTGGTTCGTGGTTGACCACTGCGACACTCGCCGCATCAGATCAATTCGCTCTTCTGCAATCTCTCACTGCGGCTATGGTCCTGGTCAGCGAAAGCGTTTCTCAGTTCGCCGCGCCTCAGAGCTCGGAACTCAGTCCGTGATCTGTGTCCGCACTCGCTAGGAGGATCACCCCATGGCATCCATCGACATCAACGCCAAGATCATTGGGGACAAGGAGCTCTCTGCTGCCCTCGCCCGCCTCTCCAGCCACGACATCCCCAAGGCCATCAAGGCAGGCGTGCGCCTTGCTTCCCGCGGCGCCAAGACCGCCCTGGGCAAGAACATCAGCGCCATCACCCCGATCCCTTCCGACCGCATCAAGCAAGACGTTTTTGTTTCCATTGCTGGCGATGGCCAATCCGCCCAGGTCTACACTTCCAGCCAACCCATCTCGGCTCTCCGCTTCAAGCCCAAGCAGACACGCACTGGCCTCCAGCTAACCCTCTACAAGGGCGAGCGCACCGTCATCCGCTCAGGGTTCATGCAGACCAACCGTGCTCAGGCCGGTCGCGGCAAGCTGCCCTTCAAGCCCACCTCTGAGCGCCCTTACTCCTTCGACGGCCGACGCAAGAACAAGCGCAAGGGCATGCAGTTCGTCTTCGGTCTCTCTATCGCGTCCATCTACCTCGGTGGACGTCACAGCGCTCGCCTGCAACAGCTCACCGAAGCACGCGTAGAAGAGCAGCTCGTCAAGGGCATCCTCCAGCGCCTTGGGGCTATGGGGAGGGGCTTCGGCAAGGCGTGAGGCCCTAAGATGAAAGCCCGGCGGCTGGCAGGCCCCGGGCATGACCACCAGCAACTACCTGGCGATGGCGCAATCTTACACATTCGACCCCGCTCTTCATGTGCTTGGAAAGCCATGCAAGCGCAGACACCTTCACGAAGACACGGGCTTGTGTCTTCGCTACCTCAAACATGGAAACAAGAAAACAGGACGATGCGTAGCCTGTAGGTCAGAGCTTTCCGCGTCTCTTTACCAAAAGAACAGGAATGCAATTCTTGAACGCCAAAAAGGCAAACCAAGAAAACGTAGGTCGATGACGGCTAAATGCCAGGCAAGGCTTCAAGAGTGGAAACGCCTTTATCCTGACCGTGAGCGCGAACGCAACCGTAAACGCAGGAGGCTCAAAGAAGCCAACAGGAGAGCAAGGCAAAAGCAGGTTCACCAATGGCCTGTCTCTCAGCAACAGCTCAAACATCGCTTTTCGGCATTCGGAAACTCTTGCGCCTATTCCGCATCTGAGCAGCATCTGAGCCTCGATCACTTCATCCCCATTGCTTCGGGGGGCCCTCATGCCCTTGGCAACTTTCTCCCAGCTTGCATTGACTGCAACTCTCGCAAGCGTGACCTTGATCCCGAAGCTTGGTATCGGGCTCAGCCTTTCTTCACCGACACCCGTTGGCGCAACATCCTGCGCATTTTGGGCAAGCAGCGCGTTCCCGTCGGGCAGCTCAGCTTGATGTGATCAGAACCGGAACCCCTCGGAGGGGGAATGGGGGGGGGGCACGCCTTTGGTTCCCCCTGGCGCAACCTGCCTGCGCACCACCGTGCCCCGAAATTTCGCTAGGGCCAGATTTCAAACGGGGTTCCAGAACCCTTGCAAACACTAGGCTTCTCAATAGCAACCGTTATTGAAAACCCCAGTTCCGGCGGGATCCGCGCAAAAATTGCGCAGAAAGGAACAGGCAGGAATCAGCGGCCTGGTTCCGGTTCCGCCGCTACTGTGGTTCCATCCAGCGGATAAGCATGGGCAAAGAAGCAGCGCCAGCCATGGCCAAGCGTCTGGAGATGTGGCCGGTCGAGCGACTGGTCCCCTACGAGCGCAATGCCCGGACCCACAGCCCGCATCAGATCGCGCAGATCAAGGCGAGCATTCAGGAGTTCGGCTTCACCGCGCCGATCCTGGTGGACGGCGACGACGGGATCCTGGCGGGCCACGGCCGGCTGAAAGCGGCGAAGGATCTGGGCATGGCTGAGGTTCCCGTGGTGGTGCTCGACCACCTGACCCCGGCGCAGAAGCGGGCCTATGTGCTGGCCGACAACAAGTTGGCGCTGAATGCCGGATGGGACATGAGCCTGCTCCAGCAGGAAGTGATGGCCCTCAACCTCGAGGACTTCGACCTGAGCCTCCTTGGCTGGAGCGACGACGACATTGCAGGAATGCTGGACCCGGAAGGGATCGACGACGCTGAGGCGCCTGACGAGTTCGCCGAGGTTGACGACGACATCGAGACCGACCACCGCTGCCCGTCCTGCGGCTACGAGTGGAGCGGCCGATCGTCGAAGGCCAGCTCGGCGGTGAGTCCTATCAGTGGTTCCGTTTTGGCGACTTCGCTGGGTGGCTGATCGAGAAGCGCGCATGACTTCCCCCACCCTTCACCTGACCTGGGCCGGGCTTGATGCGGCGGTTGATGTGATCGCCGCGCAAGCGCCGCGGCACTGCATAGAGGTGTGCGGGATGGACCGGGCCGGCGAAGTGCTGGCCTGGGCGCTGGCCGACCGGCTGGCCGTGCCCTGCGCCGCCCGACCCCAGGCCGGTGCCCTGCTGCTCTGGGGCCTGGTTGAGCGCAAGCCCCGGTCCCGGTGTGCTGATGCTGTGATCTGGGCCTGGGTGGACATGACGGCCAGCCATGGCGTGGATTCGGTGATGAAGGTGACGCCAGGCACTGCGGTACTGATGCCCTGGCAGGATGCGGGGGCGTGCCGCCCACGTCCGTTCGTCCCCGGGTTCGATGATTGAGGTCGCCAGCATCCGATATGGCTGTGAGTGGGACGAGCGGGGGCACGTGAGAGCGTGGCCGATGCGAATCGAGTTCGGGCCCACGGGCGCTGAGGTGACGGTTGATCAGATGCTGGAGGGCCGCGGCCACACGGTGATGCTGATCGACCAGCTGGTGGAGCTGGTGCGCGGCATGACGAACGCCGACACGCCGATCCAGCTGGTGCGGCCGATTCCTTCGGGGCCGGCTAAGCTCGTGACCGCTGGGTTTTTCGTTGAGCTGTGTTGATCACACCGGACGAGTACGCCCAGCAGCGAGGCGTGAGTGGCCGTGCGGTGCGGAAGGCGATTGCGACTGGACGGCTGGTGCAGGGTGCGTTCCGCGACGGCGGGCGGTGGAAGATCGACCCAGCGATTGCGGATCAGGAATGGCAGCGCAACACGGCGCCGCAGTTCCAGCGGGAGAAGAAAGGCGGCGGGCGTGCCAAGGGCGAAGGCGGCCGCCCACCCCGTGCGCCGGTGTCAGCGCCACCGCCAGCTGCTGCCGATGCGCCGATGCCGAAGGTGCCGAGCCAGGCGCAGGCCGCGGCGGTGCGGACCATGTACCAGGCGCGGCTGCTGGAGCTGGACCTGAAGGAGCGCCAGGCCCAGCTGGTGCCGAAGGCCGATGTGGAGCGGGTGTGGTTCGAGGAAGGCCGGCGGGTGCGGGATGCAGTTCGCCGGACACCGCAGCAGATGATTGGCGACATCGCCCGAGCTGTTGGCGGGATGAGCCAGCAGCAGCGCGCCGAGGTGCTGCTGATCCTCGAGCGGCATCTGGTGAAAACGTTGCAGGGCCTGGCCGGTGCTGATTGAAGAGTGCCGCTTGGCGTTCCGCCGGGGAATGGAGCCGGACCCGCTGCTGACGGTGAGTGAGTGGGCGGATCAACGGCGGGTGCTGAGTGCGAAAGCCAGCAGCGAGCACGGGCCATGGAGAACAAGCCGGACGCCGTACCTGCGCCGGCCGATGGATGACCTGAGCGCGACGAGCACGGTTCAGGAGGTGGTGATGGTGTTCGGCGCCCAAACGGGCAAAAGCGAAAGCCTCAACAACTGGATGGGTTACACGATGGACATTGCGCCAGGCCCGGCGCTGTTCGTGCAGCCGACGATCGACCTGGCGAAGCGCTACAGCAAGATGCGGATTGCGCCGATGATCGAGGCAAGCCCGAGCTTGCAGGAGAAGGGGGCGGCCCCCCGGGAGCGGGACTCGGGCAACACGATGCTGATGAAGGAGTTCGTCGGCGGCTTCCTGATCTTGGGCGGCGCGAACGCGGCGAGCGGCCTGGCGTCGATGCCGATCCGCTACCTGGGCGGCGATGAGATCGACCGCTGGCGGGCGGACGTTGATGAGGAAGGGAGCCCGCTTGCAATCGTGACGGCGCGGACGCGGACCTTCGGCGTGCGCAAGAAGATGGCGTGGACGAGCACCCCGACGGTGGCGGGCCGGAGCGCGATCTGGGCGAAGTGGGAGTTGAGCAACCAGCAGATGCTGAAGCTCCCCTGCCCCCACTGCGGCCACCGGCAGGTGATCAGCTGGGACCGGATCAGCTACGACAAGAAGGATCCAGGGCTGCCGAACACGCTGCGGACGCCGCCGGTGCTGTTCTGCGAGGAATGCGGCGCGGGGATCGAGGAGGACACCAAGGCCTGGTGGTATGACCCGGAGGTGTTCGACGATGACTGGTGGGAAGCGGCCTACCCCGAGCGCCAGGTGCAGGGCTACCACCTCTCGGCGCTCTACAGCCCGCTCGGGTGGTTCAGCTGGACCGAAGCGGCGGTGGGCTACGAGAAGGCGGAGGACAACCCGGCGGACCTAAAGCCCTGGACGAACACGGTGCTGGCGGAGTGCTGGAACGATGATGGCGAAGCGCCGGACTGGGAGGCGCTCTACAACCGGCGGGAGCTCTACGAGCTGGGCACGGTGCCTGAGCAGGTGGCGTTCATCACGTGCGGCGTGGACGCGCAGATGGACCGCCTCGAGCTGGAGGTCGTGGGCTGGGGCCCTGGGATGGAGAGCTGGAGCCTGGACTATCAGGTGCTGGCTGGCGACACGGCGCAGCCGGCGGTGTGGCGCGAGCTGTCGAAGTTCGTGCGGTCAGAGTTTGGCCGCGGCGATGGTCAGCGGCTGCCGATCCGAATGACGGCGATCGACTCGGGGTTTAGGAGCCAGGAGGTCTACCGGTGGGTGCGGGGCCAGGCCGGGAACCGTGTGATTGCGATCAAGGGCGGCCCGGACAGCCAGACCTCAATCATCGGCACGCCGGGCCGCGTGGAGGTGCTGCGAAACGGCAAGGCGTTAAGGGGTGGCGTGAAGGTCTGGCCGGTGGGGGGCAGCACGGCGAAGTCTGAGCTCTACGGCTGGCTGCGGCGGCCGATGCCTGACAACGGCGAGCCGCTGCCGCACGGCTGGTGCCACTTCCCGCAGTATAGCGAAGAGTGGTTCCGGCAGCTGTGCGCCGAGCGGCTGACGAACACGATCGACCGCCGAGGCTACAACCGGTTCGAGTGGGTGAAGATCAGGCCCAGGAACGAAGCGCTCGACTGCAGGGTGTATGCGCGGGCGGCGGCGGCGCTGGTGGGCGCCGATCGGTGGAGCGATGAGCGGTGGGATGAGGAGCGAAGCGGTAGTGCGGTGCGTGACGTGCCACGACCTGCGCAAGTGCAGGATGACAGCGCGCCAGCGCTGTCAGGGGGGAGCTTCTGGGACTGAGTAGCATGACCGAGAAGAGGTGGCCACGATGAGCACGTTTACGCAGGCGCATCTTGCAGCGATCGAGGAAGCGATTGCTGGCGGCTACCTGGAGGTCAGGTATGACGACAAGGTGGTGCGCTACCAGTCGCTGGGCGACCTGATGAGAGCGCGCAACCTGATCGCCAGTAGCCTGGCAGCCGCTACCGCGCCGGTCGTGCGGATCGACTATCCAGCCGTGGTGCGGGACTACGAATGAACCCATTTGAGCAGCTGCTGGCCGCCATCTCCCCGCGTGCGGCGCTGAAGCGTCATGCGGCGCGGGTGCAGTTGGACCAGATGCGCCGGTATGACGCGGCGGCGCGCGGTCGGCGGACTGATGCGTGGGTGACGCAGGGCAGCAGCGCTGATGCAGCGAGCGCGCGCGGGTTTGGCGTTCAGCGTGACCGCGCGCGTGACCTGGTGCGCAACAACCCATATGCGCGGAAGGCGATTGAGTCGTGGGTGACCAACCTGATCGGCGCAGGGTGGAGCTTCAAGGCGAAGCAGAGCCGGCGCAACGGCCGGCAAGGTGAGCGCGTCACGGAGGTGATGCGTGCGTGGATGGCCGACCCGAAGCAGTGCGACTACAACGGCCTGCTGAGCTTCGACGGGTTGATGGCCCAGGCGGTGCGCTGCTGGAAGGAGAGCGGCGAGGTGCTGATCCGGATGAGGACGCCGAGTGAGGCGAAGATGCGCGGGCTGAAGCTGGTGGTGCCGCTGCAGCTGCAGGTGCTGGAGGGCGACTGGATCGACGAGACGCACGACACCCCAGGGGTGACGGGCAAGGGCTGGACGAAGCGCGGAATCGTCTACGACGCCGAGGGCCAGCGGGAGAGCATCTGGCTCTACAACTACCACCCGGGTGAGTCTGCGGTGCAGGCGACGAGCATCGTGAGCAACACGGTGCCGGCGGAGCAGATCATCCACCTATTCACGCCCGAGCGGCCGGGGATGACGCGAGGCGTCAGCTGCCTGGCGCCGGTGATGGTGCGGCTGCGGGACCTGGGCGATCTGCTCGACGCCCGGCTGATGAAAGAGAAGGTGGCCGCGTGCCTGGCGGCCGCCGTGGTGGACCTCGATGGCACGAGCAACCAGAAGTCGACGATCGGCGATCGGATCGAGCCGGGCGGGATTGTGCGGCTGGGCCCCGGCCAGGACATCAGGACGATCAACCCACCGGCTGCGGGTGAGATCGACCGGGTGATCAAGACCTACCTGCTGGAGATTGCGGCAGGAATCGGGATCACGTATGAGGAGCTGACCGGCGACTACTCGGGGGGCAGTTTCACCCAGGGCCGGATGGGCTGGATTGGATTCCAGCGGCGACTGCAGAGCGACACGTGGCAGATCCTGGCGCCGATGGCGTTCGACCGGATCGCGGGCTGGGCGTTCAACGCCATCGGCGCCATGGGGATCCCCACCGATGGGCTGAGCGCCGACTGGACACCGCCGCGTCGTGAGCTGTTCGACCCCCAGAGCGAGACGAACAGCACAATCTCGCGGGTGCGTGCGGGCCTGCTGCCGCCGCAGGAAGGGATCCGCGAGGGTGGGTATGAGCCGGACGAGATGATCCAGCAGTGGAAGGAGTGGATGGCGATGCTCGATGCAGCGGGCATCGTGCTCGACACCGACCCGCGGAAGGTGTCGGCCGCTGGTCTGACGCAGGCCCGGCCGCTTGGTTCGACCATGCCGCCGGTGGGCGAACCACCGGCCGAAGCGGAGCAGCCGCCGGCGCCGGCAGCGCCAAGACCCGCTGCTGCGGGCTGACCCTAGAATCGTGACGATGAAGGAGTGCACATGAGCGACGGTCTCCTACAGACCCGGGCAATGTTTGCCCCCGAGACGATCAACGTCGAGGAGCGAACTGTTGAGCTGGTGTGGAGCACCGGCGCCCAGGTGCGTCGTGCGAGCTGGTCTCGTGGCGACTACATCGAGGAGCTCAGCCTGGTCCCTGGCCACGTTCGGCTGGAGCGACTGAACAACGGAGCTCCGCTGCTCGATGCGCACGATTCGTTCTCGCTGCGCAGCCAGATCGGCGTGGTGCAGCGAGCATGGCTGGATGGCAACAAGGGCCGTGCCCTGGTGAAATTCAGCCGGCGTGATGACGTGGAGAGCATCTTCCAGGATGTGATCGACGGCATCTACCGCAACGTGTCTGTGGGCTACAAGGTCCACAAGACCGAGCGTGATGAGACCGGCGAAGTGCCGGTTGAGCGCGCAGTGGACTGGGAGCCCTATGAGCTCTCGCTGGTCCCGATCCCGGCTGACGCCGGGGCCCAGGTGCGCTCAGACGAGCCCACCCCCACCCAACAGGAGAAACCCATGCCTGAACTGAACCAGGGGGCGCCGGCCGCTGAGGCTGCGCCCGACACTCGTGCCGCCGCGCCTGTTGCGCCGGTGGTGAATGCCGACGAGGTGCGCGCTGAAGAGCGCCGCCGCGCTGCCGGGATCCTCGACGCTGCCCGCAAGCTGCAGGTGAGCGAGGATCTGGCGCACAAGCTGATCGCTGACGGCGTGGCGCTTGATGATGCCCGGATGCAGCTGATCGACGCGCAGGCCACCGAGCAGCGGAAGACCCCTGCTCACAGCCGCGTCGAGGTGACCCAGGACCACGGCGAGAAGCGCGCCGCCGCCAAGCTCGACTACCTGAAGGTGCGTGCCAACCTGACCACCCTGGATGATGCCCCTGGCGCTCGGGAGTATCGCGGCACCTCGCTGCTCGACATGGCCCGCGAGTCGCTGGACATGGCCGGCATCAACTGCCGTGGTATGGACAAGAGCGAGATCGCCGTGCGTGCGATGCACAGCACCAGCGATTTCCCCCTGCTGATGGCAAGCATCCAGCGCGTGACGCTGAAGGCTGCTTATGGCGAGGAGGTGCAGACCTGGCGCCCGATGGCGGAGCAGCGCAACCTGCCTGACTTCCGCGAGATGAAGGAGATCGAGGTGGGCGGCCAGATGCTGCCTGAGGAGATCAAGGAAGGCGGCGAGTACAAAACCGGGACCATCCAGGAGCAACAGGGCTCCTGGAGCCTGACCGAGTACGGCAAGAAGCTGGTGATCGGCCGCCGGCTGATCATCAACGACAACCTGGGCTACATCACCCGTGCTGTGCAGGTGCTGGCCCGTGGCGTCGCCACCTTTGAGGCCAACCAGATGTGGGGCCTGATCACTGGCAATGCCAAGTGCATGAGCGACGGCGCTGTGCTGTTCAGCTCTAGCCACAAGAACATCGGCACTGGCGTGATCGGCGAAACTTCAATCTCGGCTGCGCGTGAGGCGATGCGCAACCAGACCGACTTCACTGGCAAGAACCCCCTCTACGTGGTGCCGCAGTACATCCTGCTGCCGACCACTCTGGAGACGGCGTTCGACAAGTTCAACACCACGATTGTTCCGGACCAAACCTCGAACGTCAACATCTTCTCGGGCTACCTGCAGAAGATCGTGGAGCCTCGCCTGAATGCTTCGAGCACCACGCAGTACTACATCGTGGGCAACTACCCCGGTGTGACGAAGCTGATCTACGGCTATCTCGAAGGCGAGGCAGGGCCGACGATCGAGTCGGAGATTAAGCGCGATCCCGATGGCATCGTGACCTACCTGCGTCACGACTTCGGTTGTGCCGTGGGTCAGCACCAGGGCTTCTACCGCTCGACCGGCGCTTGAGCCGGATCCCCTTCCATCCCTTCTGAGGACTGATCAATGAAGAACTTTGTGCAGAACGGCCGTTACGTGGAGGTGACTCTCCCGTACGCCCGCCTGTCTGGTGAGGGCGTCAAGGTTGGCGCTGGCCTGTTCGGTGTGTGCGTAGTGGATGGCGCTTCCGGCGCTTCCATCAACATCGACACCGAGGGCGTGTACGACCTAACCGCCGCGACCAACAGTGGCACTGATGCCACTGTTGGCGCCGTGGCTTACTGGGACGACACCAACAAGCGCATCACCCCCCAGGCATCGTCCCATCTGCAGGTCGGCGTGTTCATGGCAGCCAAAGCCACCACCGATGCGGTGGCCCGTGTGCTGCTCGACTGATGTTGCCTGACATCGCCAGTCGTGCTCTGAAGGCCGTTGTGAAGGTGATGGGGGAGCGATCCCCTATCACCTATCGCCGGGGTTCGGATGTGCAGGAGATCGGCGGTGTCTACCAGGCCAGTCATGTGGGGCTTGATCCTGAGAGCGGGATTCAGGTGCGATCGACGCAGCCGGTGCTGTTGATCAACGGCGCCGAGCTGACGATCGAGCCGAAACAAGGCGATGAAGTGGAGGTGCGCGGCGGCATGTTCAGGGTGCGTGATGCGCAGCCTGATGGGCATAGTGGGTGGCTGCTGATGTTGCATCGCCTGCCGGCCACAGCTGAAACGATTGGGATGATCTACGGCAACACGATCATCCGGGCGAACACGATGATCACGGCGGGAACATGACGACAATTCCATCACTGCCGTTTAGTGGGCAACAGCTGCGGGACACGCTGGTAGCACTGGATGGTGCGATTGATGGCATAGCGTCAACGCCTGGCCCGGCCGGCCCCCAGGGGCCGCAGGGCCCCACGGGAGCGACTGGCAGCAGCGCTTATCAGGCTGCGGTGGCCGGCGGCTTTGTGGGTACGCAGTCGCAATGGCTCGCGTCACTTGTGGGCGCCCAAGGCCCCGCAGGCCCCGCAGGCCCCGCAGGCCCCGCCGGCCCCGCCGGCCCCGCCGGCCCCGCCGGCCCCGCCGGCCCCACGGGCCCAGCCGGCAGCGGCACCCCCTCCCCCGGCATAGCCCCCTGGAACGCCGGCAGCGGGGCAATGATCGGGCCGAACAACATCACCGGTGCGCCAGCAGCGGCGACCGCAACCGCCGGAGCCGTTGAATATCACCAGGTATTCATTCCTGAAGCAATTACAGCCCTCGCTCTAATCTGCCGTACAAATACAACTTACGCAGGAACGTCAGATGTAATGCTTGGTATTTATGCCAACGCAGCATCACGGCCAGTAGCAAAAATCGCGGACGCATCACTACAGATTACGTCGAGTGGTGCCGCAACGTACGCCATATCGATCAGCCAGCCGTTGTCACCGGGCTGGTATTGGCTGGCATTTCTCGCGGTGTCGGTGGGTGCGACGCCATCGTTTATGGCCTGCACAGCGAACGTCCCAGGTGTCGGCGGCGGGATGTTCACTGAATTTACGAACTCCGGCGCCCAGGTGACCAGTCTCAGGCAGACAGGCCAGAGCACGCTGCCAGCAACAGCGGGCTCGCTGACGACCAGCGCTGGTGGCCGTCCTGTTTCATTTCTGGGGGTGTAGTAATCCATGGATCGCATCGTTCTGCTTGATAGCGCTGGCCAGGTCATTCAGGAGCTGGAGATTGAGGATCTCGAACCCAAGCCTGATTACGACGGGTTTGGATTCTGGCTGTTGACCACGCCTGAGATTTTGCAAGCGTATGACATTGCGTTCGCCGGGAACAAGCTCACCGCCGGATCGCTGCCATCTGCGGTGATGTTCGCCGCCAACGGCGATTCAAGGCATCTGAGAACTGCGCTGCTGCTGCTGCGTCGTCAGGGACTGCTGGGCCAGGAGACACTGGCAGCATTGCTGGCCGCTGGCCAGCAATGCAACCTGCCGCCTGAGTTTCTGCGGCCGCTGGGCGGGCAGCCATGACCCACCCCCGCACCGAGCTGCGCGCCGTCTTCAGGGCTCGTCTGCTCAACGCCACGGACGCAGCGGATCGAGTCCACAGCGGCCGGCTCATGCCGATCGAAGAGCCGCAGTTGCCGGCCATCGTCATCCACACCCGCGAACCTGACGAGATCCAGGAGCGGAGCCCCTCCAGCTGGAACGGCTTCGAGCGCCACCGCTGCATCGTCTCCGTCGTCTGCATCGCTCAGAGCTTCGATGACATCGACGCAAAGCTGGACGCCATGGCTGACCAGGTGGAAGCTGCGCTGCAGAACTGGACCATCCCTGGGTTCGAGTCGAGTGATGCGCTCTACCTTGACACCAAGAGCGACGACCCAGAGTTCGACGGTGAGCTCACCACCGGCGCCACGACGCTGCGCTACGAAGTGATCTACCGCAGGGCCTACCGCGACTGCAGCAACCCCTACGTCATCAGCGGCGGCGCCCTGGAGCGCAGCGGCGCCTATCCTGGTGGCCAGGTCACGCCGGGCTGCCCGGCTGGCAATACCGGCGAAGCCTGCCCCATTGGTGAGGCTCAGCTGTTCACACAAGAGGAGCCGATCAACTGATGGCCACCACCCGCAAGCGCGCCCGCACCGTCGCCGGCCAGTTCCAGGGCGACGACCCGGCGACACCGGAGATCAACGAGGCCTTCGCGCAAGACCTGCCGGTGAGCATCGACAGCTTGGCTGCCTTCATGGCGATCGAGCAGCCGGACCGCGAGCGGCTCGGCCTCGCCCTCAACCTGGCCACGGATGCTGCCCTGGCGGTGACCGGCCGGCCCGTGGGCGACACTGCCCCCCATGGCATCCGCCACGGCGTCCATATGCTCGCCGCGCAGCTGCTCATCAAGGATCAGCTCGAAGCCGCCCCCCAGAGCGCCGAGATCCCGGGCGTGATCCGCTACCTGTGGAAGGCTGCTGATGCTGGGCGTTAATCGCAGCGACCAGACCACCAGCGGCGTCGGTTCGGCGGAGAGCACCGACCACGCCCGCCGGCTGAGCAACGTGGCCCGCTACGGCACGGTGGCTGAAACCGACTACACCGGCGCAACAGCAGGCTTCCCCGCGATCCGCGTGCAGCTGCAAGACGGTGAGATCCTCTCCGACTGGGTGCCATGGTTCTCCCCGCGCGCGGGCGGCGATCGTGTGTGGGATCCGCCCGAAGTCGGCGAGGTGGTGATGCTGCTGGCACCCTCCGGCGAGCTGGCCAACGGCGTCGCCATCCCGGGCCTGTTCTCTGACGGCAACTCCAACGGTGACCGGGCCGGCCTGCACCGGCGAACCTACGCCGATGGCACGGTGATCGAGTACGACCGGCAGGCGCACAGGCTGACGATCGACGCGACCGCAGCCAGCGGCCAGGTCGTGGTGAAGGGCCAGGCAGTGCATGTTGAAGCCGTAGGCGCTGTGACGATCAAAGGCGCCACCATCAACCTCAACCCCTGAGCCATGCCCGACATCATCCGCATCGGCGACCCGGGTAGCCACGGCGGCAGCGTCACCACTGGCTCACCCAACACCTTGGCCAACGGCATCAAGGTGGCGCGCGTGGGTGACACCTACAGCTGCCCGATCCACGGGCCCAACCCGATCGTCACCGGCAGCCCCGACGTGACCGCCAATGGCCAGGCTGTTGCCAGAGTGGGAGACACGACCGCCTGCGGCGCCACGCTGCAGGCCGGCAGCCCTGATGTGGAGGTGAACTAATGGCCGGCATGAGCCGCACAACAGGCGAATCGCTCGGCGGCTTCGATCATCTCCGCCAATCGATCCAGGACATCCTGACCACCCCGATCGGCACGCGCATCCATCGCCGCGACTACGGCAGCCGCATTCCCCGTCTGGTGGATCGGCCGATCAACAACAGCCTGATCGCTGAGCTGGTAGCCGCTACCGCCGAGGCTCTGGAGCGGTGGGAGCCGCGGCTGAAGCTGGGGCAAGTGAAGATCGACAGCGTGACTGCCGAGGGGCAGATCAGCCTTAGCCTGGTTGGGTACTACCTGCTCAATGGGCAGCGTGTTGAAATCGAGGGGCTGGTGGTCTGATGGCAACGCTCGACTTCAGCGCGATTCCAGCACCAGAGATCATCGAGGAGCTCGACTTCGAGACGATCCTCGCGGAGATGATCGCCGACCTGCAGGCGCGTGACCCGTCCTACACCGAGATCCTGGAGTCGGATCCGGGGGTGAAGATCCTTGAGGTGGCCGCGGCTCGTGAGCTGATCATCCGCCAGCGGATCAACGATGCGCTCAAGGCGACGCTGCTGCGCTACGCAGAAGGCGGCGACCTGGACAACCTGGCAGCGTTCTATGGCGTCACCCGACTGGCAGCCGAGGCCGATGCAGCACTGCGCGCGCGGGTGATCGAACGCATCATGGGCAGCAGCACCGCCGGCGGCGCCGCTTGGTATCGGTACCAAGCGTTGAGCGCGAGCGAGCTGGTGAGGGATGCAGCCGTAAGCTCCCCCGCCCCGGGTGAGGTGCTGGTCAGCATCCTGTCGACGGCCGGCAATGGCACGGCGAGCAGCGCTCTGATCGAGGCGGTCGATGACGTGCTGCAGAGCGACAGCGTGCGGGTGATCACCGACGTGGTGACCGTTGCCGGCGCGACGATCACCACGGTGCCGGTGACGGCCCAGGTCTACCTCTACCCCGAGACACCGATCGAGGTGTTCAACGGGCTGCAGGCCCGGCTTCAGGCAGCGTTCACCGCAGCATCCGGTCTGGGCTGGGACGTGACCCGCTCGTGGCTGATCGCCCAGCTGCACCCCGCTGGCGTGCAGCGTGTGGTCTTGACGGCGCCAGTAGCTGATGTAGTCTGCGGCCCCAGTCAGGCCCCGACGCTGGGCACGATCACGCTCACGATGGCGGGACGTGACCGATGAGCCGTCACGATCTTCTCCCCCCTAACGCAACGCAGCTGGAGCGGGACTTCAGCCGCGCCACTTCCGGCCTGCAACGTGTGGGCCCACCGGTGCCCATCATCCGCACGGCGAAGCGGGTCAACATCCCCGACTCGGTGGTGCCGTGGCTGATCTACGAATATGGCCTCGGTGAGATACTGCCCTACCTGGGGAACAACCAGCGCCGGGCGATTGAGGATGGTGTGCTGTGGCAGCGGATCCGGGGCACGCCTGAAGCGGTTCGGATTGCGCTGGGATGGATCAACGTCGAAGGTCTGATCGACGAATCCGAGGGCGGCTCGACCCGCTGGGCTGAATACCAACTGGGCCTGTCGGCCGCGACCCAGGGCGAGCAGATCATCAACGACATCGTTGGGGTCTGCAGGATCAGTTCACCGGTGCGCTCGCGGCTGCAGCGCATCTACGCGGTCTACGACTTCCGGCGGTTTCTGCTGGATGACAGCCTGCTGAGCGACGGCGGGATGCTCAGCGATCACAGCGGCGTCAGGCCGCAGCCGGACTGGCCACAAATCAGCTACGGCCAGATCGTCTCCAGCCTGGTGCTGGAGAACGCCACGGTCGCCAGCACTCACACCGACGTGATCGGAGTGCTGGTCAAGAACTTCGATCGATTCCAGCTGGATCACAGCCTGCTGGATGAGGAGTGGCACACGATCAACCATCCGAGCTTGCTCACCGAGCTGATTGGGTTGAGCGCCAGGTACGAGGGGCAGACGTGGAGCAGCATCAGTTGGCAGCCGGCGGCATGGGGTGATGTGAATGCGGTTGCGAGCAGCGGCGTGCAAGCGACTTACAACGGCGTTTTCGTTTTAGAGGATGGCGGCTTTATGCTTGCAGAAGATGGGCGCGTTCTGGCGCGAGAGGATTATTGATGACCTACACGCCTCGGAAGATTTCAGAAGATCAAGAGCTGACATCGCCGGCAGCCGACGATTACCTGCCGATTGTCGATGTCAGCGAACCGTTGCTTGTGAACCGCAACAAGCGGGTCAAACCAGGGCCTCTTGTGGCACAGGCACCATTCATGCAAGCCGGCACCGGCGCAGTTGCGCGGACGGTTGAGAGCAAGCTGCGCGATGTGGTGTCCGTCAAGGACTTTGGCGCGGTGGGCGATGGGGTGACGGATGATACGGCAGCGGTTCAAGCAGCTGCAGTTGCAGCCTCCCAATCTGGTCGATATGTTTATGCCCCATCTGGAATCTATATATTAAGTGACACAATTATTTTTGCCCCCACAGATCCAACATTGGCTTGCGACGTAGGATTGATAGGGGATGGCGCGGCGTCAACTGTATTTAGGCAAACCAACAGAAACAAAGATACTTTCTATGTAAGCCATTCAAACACTTCATTGCTGTATCGAGTCAAGCCACGCTTTCAAAATTTCTGCATCGAATACAGGGGCACGTTAAACACTGACACAGGTGCAGCCATCCGCCACAGGCAGTGTAATGCAGGAGTCTTTGAAAACATTACAATTTCTTCCGCTCCTTTTGGCATCAGAAGCCAAAAATCGGTGCAGTCGTTTTATTCCAAAATTTACTACAATACTAATTATGTAGCCAGCGGACACTACGCCCAGGCCTTCTTGGTCTTTGAAACTGACTACATCCTTAATGCAGGTACTTCATTTGGTAATTATGTCAGCAACTGCGAGTCACAGTCAGGGCCGGGATACATAAACGCGCTGCTGCTTCGTGCCGTAGATGGGCTGTATGTGAACAACTGCCATTTTGACTTTGCTGAGACTACTATTCTTATCGAACCTGATAACATTGGCGGCAACAATACGGTTAGGCAGCTGCTGGTAAGCAACTGTTATTTTGACAGTAATTCATCGACTACGCAGCCGCACAAGCGGGCCGTATTTATTGACGCCACCGGCACCGGGAGTGCAACCATTTTTGGATTAAAGTTTAGCAACTGTACGTTCCGGGGCGATGGCTTGACTCAAGACCGTAACGCTGGAGGCGTTAGAATTACTGGAACTGATCGGACAAGTTCTCTAGCCTACGTTTCAAACATTTCATTTACTGGCTGTGAGTTTCTTGAGTACAAAGGGGAAGCACTTAATTTTGCCAATGACAGCGCCATGTCTGCCAATGCCTATTCGCGCGGCATTGCTATTACGGGCTGTCATTTTATTGCGCCATCCTCGACGCCTGGGCTTTACCCGTCAACACTGCACGCAATCATTCTGCAAGGCTCTGGTTGCACAGTCACAGGCAACATTTTTGATGGTCCGTACACATCAAATGAAAGCGTACTGATTATTTCTGAGTTCACTCGACAATGCACTATTTCGTCGAACTCGTTTACCGCTGCTGTCCTTTCGACAGATCCAATACTGATCAACCCGTCCGCGATAGACGTTAAATCTTTTGGTAACATAGCTGTCGGCCAAGGAGTATCTGTTAGCCAAATCGAAGAGGAAGGCACAAACGCAAACGGTTACTACATTAAATATGTAGACGGCAGAATGCACTGCGCCAAGAGCCTTACGCTTACATCTCAAGACATCAACACGCCTGCGGGAAATGTCTTCATCTCTTCCAACGTAATTACCGGTAGCGAAGCGTTTCCTCAATCATTTATTTCCGTTCCAAGAGTTTATGCACAGGCCTCTGTAAGTGGAGCTTTTGCGTGGTCAGGAGTAGCTGGCGTGCCAAACACGGCAAATTGGTTTCCGACCTTGCACGTTTTTCATTACTCGCCAATAACAAATTGCACAATAACGGTATGGCTATTCGCAGATGGACGGTGGAAGTAAGCTATGATGGCCTTACTGACTGATCAACCATGCATTTGTCAATCTCAACCGAGAACGCCATGCGTCGCATCGCCACTGCTCCAAAGACATCAGATCAGCCATTGATCACCGCGCTTGCAATGGAGCAGCCCTCTCCCAAGAAGGCTCCTATGATGGCAACGAAGGACTAGTGACTCGATGGCGGCGATCTTGACCACATCCGGGCGCATCTCCATCGCCACGGCGATCAAGGCGCGCACCGCTCACCTGGCCTGGGGGTCAGGCAACGCAGCCTGGGGCAACACGCCCCCGGCGCCGCCGGCCAACAGCTCCGCACTGCTCGCTGAGGTCGGGCGACGCAAGGCCACCCTGGTGGACTACTGCGCACCCGACGCCAACGGCGCCATCAGCGCGCCCGAGGGCAGGTTCTCAGTCTCGGCGACGCCAACCAACAGCCTCTACTTCAAGTTTCACTTCGAGTTTGAGGATGGCGTCGGTTCGACGGTCCGCGAGCTGGGGATCTTCCTTGACACCGTGGCCGCTGCTGGCGTCCCTACTGGCCAGTTTTACCTGGTGCCAGCCCAGGTAGCGCAGACTGGCATGCTGCTGGCGATTGAGCGGCGTGCGCCGATCGTGCGGGAGATCACAACCCGCCAGCTGTTCGAGTTCGTGGGGATTTTCTGATGCCTCTCACCGGCTACTACAACCGCTTCAACGCGGCGAACCGCTACGACGAGCTGCTCTTCCGCGCTGGCAAAGGCCTCCAGTCGGCCGAGCTGAACGAGGTGCAGAGCACCGTCATCGACCGCCTGAAGCGGATCGCCGATGCGGTCTTCAAGGATGGCGCCGTGATCAGCGGCACGCCGCCAGCGATCACCGGCACCACGGCAGCCTGCCCGCTCAGTCTGATCTACCTCCGCGGCGCGGTGCGTGAAGTCGCTGCCCGCAGCTTCACGATCCCCACCGTTGGCCTGACACGGATCGGCGTCTACCTGCTCGATGCAGAGATCACCGAGCTGCAGGATGCTGACCTGCGCGACCCTGCGACCGGCACCCGGAACTACAACGAGCCCGGCGCCGGCCGCCTTCGCGTCACCGCCACCTGGGGGCGCGAGGGCGATGGTGGCACCGGCATCTTCTACCCCGTCTACACGCTCATCGACGGCACGCTGCTCAATCCTGGCGGCGACAACCTGGGCGATGCGTTCACTGAAGCGCTGGCCCGGTACGACCGCGAGAGCAACGGCAACTACATCGTCTCCGGCCTGAGCGTCACCGCCCTGGGCCTCGCTGCTGGCGTCAACGCCTTCTCGGTGAAGGATGGCACCGGCAACATCTTCGGCTACAAAATCGACAAGCTGGCCTCGACCCGCCTCACCTACGCCGAAGATCCCGATCTGGAACTGGTCGATGCTGAGCCGGACACCTTCACCGGCACGACCGGCGGCAGCGCCAGCATTCAGCTGAACCGCTTCCCTGTTGAGTCGATCCTGGAGGTGGTGATCACCCAGCAGAAAACTGTCACCATCACCCGTGGCGGCGTCAGCGGTGGTCAGGACACCTTGCCCGATGTGTCGGTGCTGAGCATCCAGAGCATCACCCAGGGCGGCACCACCTACGTTGCGACGACCGACTTCTTCCTGAACGGCGACAAGGTGGACTGGAGCCCGGCCGGTGCTGAGCCAGCCCCCGGCTCGACCTATTCGATCACCTACCGCTACCTCGGCAACGTCACTCCGTCGGCCGTCAACTTGCAGGCCGGCACCTTCACGGTCACTGGTGCAGTGAA